ATAGTTGGTTTTGACCCAACCTGTGTGATGGATCAACAATATACTGATAAATTTTGAGATCAGCCATTAGGCACAGGTCGGGGACTGAACTAATTATAGACATATGACTCTAAAGAGTTTACAAATCCCTACAATTCTAGAACTTAACAAAAGCGTCATCAGGGTAGCTCATCCTGATATTTCTGGTTATCCACGAACTGAGGTTGTGTCACCGTTCACAGCAGAAGGGACTACGCTAACTGTGGCTGATAATGATACTTTTGAAGATAACGATTTCTTCCTTTTAGGGGAGCCTGGGGATGCTAAAACCGAAGAAGATGATGTGGATGGTGCTGTTACACGTGGAACATCAATGACCATTACCAACACCACAAAGTTTAGCCACGAGATTCACACGCCTGTAACAAAAATCTATGAACGTAAAATCAAGATTTATGGAGCTGCGACGGATGGTGGAGCTGGCACGGTTATTGCATCAGTGGGAGCTTCTGGAGTGGACATCCAGTGGAATAAGCCATACACAGAGATCACCTTTGTCACGACTGATACCGCTTATGCGTACTACTACGCTACTTTTTACGATGGCACAACTGAGAGTGCTGCCAGTGATTATGTGTTGGCTGCTGGTCTCGATCAAAAATCTGGCTATGAGATGGTCAAGTCTGCACTTCGAGAAGTCAATGCGGAGGTAGATGGAGATTTGATTACCTGGGATTGGTTGCTTGATTGCGTGAACGATTGGCAGGATGAAGTGACTAACTATATTACAAGGGACGGAGTATCAAAAGATTGGAGCTGGGAAATGGATGAGGATACAACAGGGATTCAGGTGACTCAAAACGAATACTCTTACGCTTTATCTGGAATTACTGACACTCTTAAATATCCCTTAACTCCACAAGGTATCTTTGAAGTAAGACTCGGATCAAAGATCCTAGAACTAATTGATATTGATGAGCTTGAAGAATGTTATGACGGTAAGGTTCGGGGAGCTTTGACCGTAGCTGCTGCTGCTGCTGATACCTCGATCACGCTTGGAAGCTCTTATGAGTTCTCTGAAGCTGGTACGGTCTATGTTGGACCTGATACGGCTACTTATACAGCAAACGCTGAATCAACTGGTGTATTAAGCGGAATTGGAACATCAGACATTACTGATACCCGTGCTATTGGAACTATTGTCTGGCAAGGAGTTTCACCTGGTGTACCTGATAAATATGCTATTTATAATGGAAATATCCTATTAAACAGACCAGTTGATAGTACGATTGCTCTGCAATATCTTAAATTTAAGTTCTTAAAGTCCATTGATCGGTTGACTTCTTTGTCTGAAAGCACTTCGGTTGCTCCAGTTCACTTGGCTAAATACTACATTGCTAACCGTATTTTAGAACGTAAGGGTGATGAAGCACGAGCTGATCGTTATTTGAACCTGTTTATGATGAAGCTTGAAGAATTAGCTAAAAAAGACCGTTTACCATTAACCGAGGAGTTTGAATACTACAATTTCTCCGTATGATAAAAGACTATCTCAATTTTATAGAGGGACTTTACACTGATGTGCCACCTCACCTAGTGCCTGAGAATGGCTTGTATTTGATGGATAACTGTGAGGTTAGCTATAAACTTGGGGCGATTACTAAGCGGTGTGGTTATAAGAATATCGGATCAGCGTTGCAGACCGATAAGAGTATCACAGGACTTTTTAACTTCCGTCAGACGGCAGCAACACGAAAAATGTTGGCTACGGTCGATGATTCGACAAGTGATGATACTCAGTTGTTCTACTCAACTGGTGGAGCGTGGACGGAGATTGCGGATGCTGAAACAGCTTGGGCTAACAAAGCTGGAATCAATGTAGAAATGGAATCTTTTATTGGGTATTGTTTTTTTGTAGGTTACGGTGCTACTGATGGTTTCTTGCCAGTTGGAAGTTTAACGAATACTACGTTTTCAACCTCGACCAACGTGACGAATATGCCACAAGCTAAGTACATCAAACGTTATCATGATCGTTTATATGTGGCTAATTGTTACGAATCGGCTACGGCTTATCCTTTTCGAGTTTATTTTTCAAGCGTACCGACAGCTGGGTCTATTACCTGGACCGTGGCCTCGGACTTTCTGGATGTGGATTATTCAGAGGAAATAACTGGTCTAGGATCGAACTGGGATCGGTTGATGATCTTTACTGAGTATTCAGCTTATATGTATGACCAGCAGTTTTTTAAGAAGGTTTGGGATGTTGGCTGTGCTAATCACAGAACCATTAAAAACTCTGGAGCTTATATGATCTGGGCTGATATGGATGGCGTGTGGATTTCTACTAGTGGCCGACCAGAGAACGTATCTGGCAGGGTCAAAGACTTTATTCACTTCTCTGATATGACTTCTGCTTTTGCTGAAGTGGTTGATGAAGAATATCACCTGTACATTGGAAGCGTAACCGTGAATGGGGTCACGTATTCTAATTGTGATTTGATCCTGAACTTGCCGACAATGAGCTGGCGAGTAGCTGAGTATGGTGATACCCCGACGATTTTTGCTAAATACTACGCCTCTGGCCAGGATCATTTGTGGTTTGGAGATTCTAGTGGTGATGTTCACGAGCTGGGAAAGTACACCGATTCTACAATTTTAACGTCAGATGACGGTGCACCTATTCACTCCTGGTTTCAGACTTCTGGATTTTCTTTGGGAGCACCTTCAGCTGTTAAGAGATTTAATAAGATTATGACCTATGCGGATCGTGGCCAGGGTTTGAAATTGAAAGCTAGGGTTGTAGATAAGAACACTCAGGCTCTTACTCCTTTTGCTAAATTAGGTGATGTGACCAAGTATATTAACGAATATCAGTGTAATCCTGATCGGGGTAACTTCTTGCAGATTGAGGGAGTCGAGAACGGGTCATTGCCTTATTGGTCTTTTTATGGATTTACAGCAGATTTTGAGTTAGATCAACCATTAAAGAAATAATATGCCAGGCATTGAAGACCTCGGATTTAGCAGAGAACACCGCAAGGATGCCGTTGATATTAACGAGCAGATCGTTCAGACTGATCAAGTGTTCTCTGATATTGGTATTCCAGGGCAGAAATTGAGTGAATTATCGGTTGATAAGCTAATTGCTGGTACGATTAGATCACAGACAATTACCCTAGCGGTAACAGCGGATGAGGGTGATGTCTATATTGCAGCAGGTAAAACGGACTTTACAAATGTAGAAAGCGGTTTCATTTTAGGAATTGACGATTCTGATTCAGATAAGGTTAAGTTCTCGATTGGAAATGACACCAGTTATATGGACTGGAACATCACCGCAGCAAACACTTTGACCATTGTTGGTAATATCAGTGCTACTACTGGAACGATTGGTGGATTTACCATCGGAGCAGACTATATCCGTGATGCAGCCAATTCAATGGGGCTATCTTCAACCGTAACTGGCGGTGATGATGTACGGTTCTGGGCTGGTGATACTTTCGCAAATAGAGCTTCAGCACCATTTAACGTGACTGAGTCAGGAGCTTTGAGAGCAACTGGAGCCATCGTAAATGATTCTGTTCTTGGTTTTCAAAACATATTTGGAGATGGATCTGATGGTGATGTAGTTATCTCATCGAACACTACCCTAACAGAGGATATGTTCTATGATGATCTAACCATCGATGCTGGTTATACATTAAACACTGGAGGGTTTAGAGTACATGTAAGAGGAGTTTTAACAATCAATGGTACTCTTGGACGACCTGGAAATGACGGGGGGAATGGTGGAAATGGTGCAAATGGAGATTACACAACAGGCCCAGAAGCTGTCGCTGGAACTGCCGGAAGTGCCGGAGCCGCTTTAGCCGATGGATCAGTCAGTGGTGCAGTTGCAGGAACAGCAGGTAGCGCTGGTGTAAACGGACGTTATGAAAACGGCGGCTTTGATGGTTATTCAAGTACAAGATCAAGTAATGCGGATGATATAGTTAAATCTCTTACAGGACATGACGGAGTTAAAGGTGGTCAGGGAGGAGATGGTGGTGATGCAAAGACATCTAATGGTGGAACTTGTGACGCTGCTGGAACAGGAACCGCTGGAGTAACGTCAGGGACGGTTTTTAATAAACCAAATACAAGTTTTTCTTGTTGGTTGTTACAGGATTTTTTCCCCGCAACCGATTCTTTAAAATCATCTGCTGGTTCAAGTGGTGGTAATGGTGGTAGTTCAGGGGCAGTAGCTCCTAGTGGGGGGTCCGGTGCTTCGGGTGGATCTGGAGGTGGCGGTGGAGCTGGTGGATCTGGAGGAATTGTACCAATCTTTGCGAAGAAAATTATTATCGGAGCCACTGGTGTAATTTCTGCTAATGGAGGAGATGGAGGAGATGGAGGTAATGCAGGTCTTTCTACGTGTATTAATGTTTCTGGATCTGCCGCTGGTGGATCTGGAGGTGGCGGTGGCGGTGGAGCTGGAAATGGTGGAGTAGTTTTGATGGTTTATTCTTTATTAATTAATACTGGTTCAATTACTGTTGCAGCAGGAACAGCAGGAACGGGTGGTACTGGATCTCCTCATGTTGCTTATGGATCAGGCACTGGGACTGACGGTGATGATGGTTCAGATGGTGCTGCAGCAAACGACGGAATTATTATTCAATTACAAGTGTGATTTAATCTAAATATATGGCTGACCTAACAATCCAAAGTTTAATCGACAACAAGTTTAATAATATTGAAAATACCCCTGAATCAATTCGTCAGGCCGCATCTTTTATATTAGAAAACTGGAAAGGTTTAGGTCAGTCTTCCCCAGAGGGTTGGGCACAAACTGCTCTAGTAAAATTAGACATGGTTGACGAAGCACAGGCCAAGATTGCTAATGCTCAGTCTGGGACAGATTCAACAATCAGAAACCCGGAAGCCGTTATTGCTCAAGAGCAAGCAAGGGTTGATAAATATTTGAAAGAAGCTTACCGATGGATTACAGGTGAGGCTCAACCAACCAGAAAGAAAAAAGTTATTTCACGAGCGAGGGAAACTATTGATGACTTAAATGAAAAGATCAGTAATCTTTCCAGCAATATTGCTAACGTAACTGATTTTTCTAACCCGGATATTAGTGAAGAAGAAAAAGCTCGTTTAACAGCTAAAGCTGAAACAATGAGCCGTAAAATGGATGATTTGCTTTCAATGGGTACTTCTTATGGTATAGATACCACAAGAGCTCAGAAAATAGTCCGTACGGCCTCTGGGTACATTCCAGCTTCCGATGCTACTTTACAGCAAAGAACGCTACGAGAGGGTCAAACTACAACTGTACGGCAAGGTATTGATGGCAACTGGGATGTTGTGGGAGCTGAT